ACCACCGCTCGATTGGTCTACCCCACGGACAATAGTGTCAGAGTCCACTTTTCCCCAAGCGAGGGCCACGGGAGGGCTCCCTTCGGGAATAACCTCCGTATCGCGGATAATAAGCCAGTACGCGGAGTGCGGGATACGGGTTGCGCCCCGCCATTGTGCTTTGGCATTGCCCCCTTGACCTAACTTGACAACCTCACCAGGTAGCACCTTGTCAACAAGAGCTAGTGGGATAGTCAAGCTTACGTTAATGGACTCCCAAGGTGATCGGACCGAGCACGACCACGAGCACGCCGTCACAAACTCGCTCACATCGTGCGCCCCCCCATACACCCCATGTTGAGGATCCAGGGACCCGTGAAGCTCCACAGCGATAGGGATACGATTTGTCAAAATCCCAACTTCGCCATCACCTGAGCGAGTTTGTTAGTCAGCGGGGTAAGGACGCGCCCTAGCTTGATCATCGCAATGTTAAGCTGGCCCACACTATTGACCAATTGCACTATTTTGGCTTCGGCGTCACTGTCGGTCGTGATCGCTGCACGCTGAGTGTCTACTGCCGTTTGGGCGGTAGCCCTCGCCACCTTCAAACGCCCTTGATCTCTTTTGATCTGGGCTCGCGCCACTTTATCTAACTGAGTAGGGTGGAATGGAGCGCCAGAAGTCCCCTTGACGCTAAAGTCTTGCTTTGAAAAAGCGTCAATGTTCCGGCTACCAACCCCCATTTGCCGGAAAGCTATCTTTGATCCGGTTGTCCCACGTCCAAAGACATTACCCACTTCCTCGGCGGCAAGGCGCGAATTGCTCCCAAACCTCTCTTGCGCCTTTAGGAAGCCTTCGATGCCCCCTTTACCTGTACGTGCGGCATACGACATCGAAAGCAACTCAGGCATATTGCCGAAACTGCTCAGAGTGTTCTGATAGGCTCCCATGCCCCCACTCATTGCTTTTTCCGCGAACGAGAGCGTCTGCATTCCCGCTTTTTTCCCCGCGCCAGAAGTCATTACACGAGTGAGCCCCTCGATGTCCATCGCGCCGCCTTGCCCCCCCGGAATGCCTGCCATACCCCCTATTCGCCCCATGTATTTGTTAATGCCGCTACCCGTAAGGCCTAGATTCAGCTCGCCGTGGGCTAGTAGCTGTTCCACCCCAAGGGACTCGCCCTTGCCCTTGCCCAACGCTCTGAATTTCCCGCCCCACACAGATTCGATGTCGCGGTCGACCTTTGCCCTGCCTGCAAGAGATCTGAATGCTGCGGGGGAAGCGCCCCTGTTCGACATCACGAACGGGTTAGTGTAGCCGCGCCCTGCGTTTATGGTGGCGTAGCTTTTGTGCCCAAAGCTTTGCGCTGCCCCGCCCAATATGCCTAACGCGGCTTGTGGCGAGTACCCCAATTGTGTAGGGTCCGCGCCCAAAAACCCTAGCCCTGGATAGGCACGCTTGCCTCCCCACGCCCCCGCGCCACCGGGGCCACCGCGTGCCCCGTGGCCGTACTGGGCGGCGTCGTAAGGCGTGCCCGCTGTCCGAAACGCCCCCGCGATACCAGGATCGAAACCCATCATGTTCATGATTTGGTTTCGCTGCATCTGGCCTTGCCCGTAGCCGCCGACTTGTCCCATGAGAGCGCCCGCGCCGGATGCCATCATCCCAGCACCCGCCGCCGCGACACCAACGATTGGTTGATTGGACAAACTCTTAAAAGTAGACTGCGCTACGTTCAGCCCTGTCTGGAGCATTGCAGCGCCCGCGCCCGCGCCCCCCGTCATGCCCGCCATGCCCACGCGGCCCACGCCTGCTATTGCACGAGAGTGTCGCTGCGCTCGTGTGAGCCCCGCGGGTTCCCCGCCCGCCGTTGTGTATGTGCCCCCGCCTCCCCCGTCACCGCCGTCACCGCTGGTAAAGCGCCCTTGGGCATCACGCGCTCCGCCCCCACTCGCCGTTGTGGATGTTCCCCCGCCGTTTACCGCGCCGCTTGCACCCGCTACCTGAGCAGCCCCCGTGATTGCGCCCGCACCACCCGCGCCGCCTACTAACAGATTTTGAGCGATGTCCTGAGCCCGCTTTAGCTCGGTGACTAATCTTTCGATGGACGCCTGTGCTTCCACGTCGTCGATCTTAATCTGGATTCGGGTTGTGTGTTCTTCCCTCACGGGCCTCTCTCTCCCACTTGTCGATTAGGGGATCGCCCGTGACGGGGATCCCCGCTGCATCCAGAGTGACCCCAAAATTCTCTCGCCAAACGTCTTCGTCTAGCCTCAAAAGGATCGCTTCTAAGAAGTCACCTGGCCCCAAATTCGGCCACAGCGGATGTATCGTGGATGTCGGAAGCGGTGGCAATACCGACTGGATCAATGGATACCCTGGAGTGGCTCGAATCTCCTTCACCCGCTCCGCGGTTTCCTGAAAACCAACGTGCATCGTGCTCCCTACACGATGCGTATAATTGCGCGGCCAATTCTTCGTCTTCCGCGGCATGACTCAAAAGCCATTCTGGTGGATTGCGTAATTGCACTGAGATAACGCCAAGAGATGCCGCATGGAGCTGCGCACCAGGGGGCAACGTGGCCCAAGGACGGCCCGCCACATCTGCGGCAATTCGCGAAGACTGGAACCGCTCATCCCCTGTCATGACACGACTTGCGACCGAGCCCTCGTACTTCACACCCTCAGGCGACGTGTACCTAATCGACCACACCTGTTCGCGCTGAATAAACTTCGGCTCGGTATCAATGGGCTTCTTGGCGTCCTCTGCGAGCTTGCGAAGATCCATAGACTACACAACCCCCGCTTCATCATAGAGCTTACGCGCTTGCCAGGTCGCGTTCGTGGTCATTACGCCCGTGCGGTCAACGCGCCAACTGCGGCTTTCGCATTTCGCGCCGTCGATTTGCCATCTGACCTTTTCATCGACATGATCGTAGATTTGAAATGTCAACTCAGGGAAGTTGATCACAATCTCGGTCCCGCCACGGGGCCAGATCCCCATCTCGGCTAGTGACTGGTCCAAGATACGAACGAAATCGCACGAGAAGGACACTGTGCGGCCAATAGCTTCGATCTCTTGGGTATCAATGTCCCCAAGGACATCGACACGCTGGAGCGCGATATTCTCTTGCCCATTAACGCCTTGCGCCCAACCGATTTCCTTACCATTGGCCAGGATCTTAGCCCTGGCTCCCGCGAATGCCCGTGGCATAAGTCAACTCCTATACACTGGCCGCTATGCGTACCACATTTGCAATAATCTTAATGAAGTTTAGCGGCTCGACCGCGGCCACCTCATAGCTGATACTGAACGTATCCCCTAGATCTTCGATGATCAAATTTTGCCAGGCCTTGATCACGCCGTCGCGGACCTGGTCTTCGAGACTAGACTGCGTAAATCCTTTAAGCGCGGAAGACGTGCTTGATAATATAGGGTTCCCGATTTCGATGTTCAGGCGATTACGCAATGTGCGAACCGACGTGTTCACGGACTCATTCGCGGATACTTCCGAATAAATCGGGTTATCATCCGTCATGTACGACGTGACCGACCGCTCAATCCGCCAACCCAGAGCGTCGTAGCTCAGAGACGCAATGCCTTTTTGAATGGCCTCGTTTGCGTCGAGTACGCCGTTCCACTCACCTATCACGTCAAGGACCGCTGGCCGCTTCCTGGTCAAAGGGGTAGCCACGGCGGTTCCTGCCTGCATACAGGCCATCGTCAACGCCGTGTAGGGGGGATCGAGCGTGGGAGTGGACCCATCAGGGGCCGCTACCTTGATCGACTGCCCGCAGACCGCGACGTGTCGGGTATTGAGCTTGGACGAATATCCATCGAAAACTTCCGTCAATGTCTTACTCGCAGGCGTGCCCACCCAGGCGCATCTCTCGTAACCATACAAGGCGGCATCATTGCAGTGCGCGACAACCGCCTGATGCACACCCACGTCGGTAGACATGGACACAACAATCTGAATATCGCTCGCCACGACTGCGGCCAAGGCGGTTGTATGTCCGCCCAGGATCGCCGCGGCTTGAGTGCCTCCCAGAAGAAACCCGCTGCCCGCAACGGGGGGCTTCGTGGCGCTTGCTGTCCGTTCGGCACTTACGAACGCCGACGTATTGACCGCTCGCACGATTTCATACAGGTCTGCACGCCATTCCTTGACTGCCCCGCCGATTCCCTGCTCAGGAAGCTCGTCGATTTCTCCTGCGGGGATACCTCCCAGGCGCGGGTTCTTTTCGACAACCGTGAAGCCCGCTGCGCCCCCGATTAAATCGGTGACCTCCTTGATATTTGCAAAATTGGCGGGGTCCAGGTTAAACGCATGGCCGGACACAGTTAGCGTTTCATTGCCGCCCGCCCCCGTGGTGTAGTCGAGAGCCGTGATTTCTGCAAAAGAGCTGGCACCAATGGCGGTGAGGTTGCCTGCTGGTATCGTAATGTTTTCAGTAAGAGCTGCACCCGCTGCGCCCTTGCCCGTGACCGTGACGACCACGTCTTGTTGCTCAGCGTTCGAGACGGACAGCGTAATCGTGGTACCCGCAGAGTCACATCGAGCATGAGGGAGTTTGGGGACGGCGAACACTTCGTCTGTTTTGCTCGCGACCAGAGCCTCGTTGATCTCCCAGACAATTTTGTACTTGTCGTTCGCGTCGAAAGTGGCCTTCGCTCCGTCGAGCAAGCCTCCGTCGTAGGTCAACGTGAAAACCGCGCCGGACTCGATGGCTGTGAATTTCTCGGTCTGCCCGTTGTACTTGAGGATAATATCCTTGGCGTTTGCATTGGCTGCATTGACTGCGATTTCTGCAAATATGCGGTTGCCTGCATTGCCCCATAAGCGCGACTTGAGCACCAGCGAGTCGGCTGCGCCATCGCTGAAAGTCTTACTTGCCACAGTGTTAACGCCCGCGTTAACAAGCGTGAGAGTAGCAGCACCGCCCGCCACGCGATCATCGGTTGACGGAGAGAACGCAAGCTTCGCGATCTGTTGGGTCCCCGCGTCTCCGAGAGACCAATCGGACAATGCCCGTGCGTTGGAAAAAGTGTAGGGAATCATCGTTTTGAACAGGGGAAAATCCCCTACAACCGCCACGTTGCCGGTCGACACACCGCTGCCCCCCAAAGCGGAAGCGTCAATAACCGCGTAGATGCCAGGTCTATATAGTCGTAGACCGTTCAAATTCATGCTGGAAGGCATAATTATCTCCTAAAGGGATTCCGAGAGAGCATAGCTCTTTTCGAGTCATTCATCCAGAGTGACCCCGCCAGGGAGCCCTGCTCCGACCGTGGGATCTACATTGTTTTCGTTTTTTATATCAGTCGCCAGCGTTTGCCAGAACTTTGAGGCGGGCGCTACGATCTCAGGAATAGAGACTTCGCTGATTGCCTCGTACCGCTGCCGCCGCACGTACACGCCTAGATCTTCCGCCATGAGTTGGTCATCGGGCGCAAGATCTTCGGCACTTGAATAATGCACATCGAGATACTGTTTCATGAAGACAGGCCCCAATCGTGACACTAGCGCCCGACACACGACATGTAGTGCGCGTGTGATCTCAGGGTGGTTAGACATGATGGTCACTGACACCGTCTGGCGAATGATAATTTGCTGTACCGCCCGTTTTGTATCGGGGTCACGATACGCAAATTGACCTAGCGCGGGCTTCTCCGCTTCGGACTCGCTTTCGAGCTGGACGACCACGAGCGGAAAATTCTCCGCGCCTGGAGCAAACGCGGCGCGAAACTTAGGCTCATTGTCGTTAAGGTGCTGCCACCACGTTTGTAGCAGGGATTCTTTCACGCCAAAAAACAGCTCACTAAAGTGCGCGAAGCTGTCTCTGTAGTCAACCCAACCCCCTTGGAGCCCATGCAATAAATGCAAATCGAAGATGCCCGCCATTAGAGCACCGCCAATATCTTCTCGCGGACGTCCTTCTGGACCTCCCTGCCGAATCGGCGGGGCTTAACTCCCTTTGACTGCCAGGCCATCGGATTGGTATTGGACAATGACGCCGTGCGGAATGTGGAGAATCGCGAGGTTTCGCTCTTGCCACTGGCCCCTTTTTCCGCCCCAAACAAGTATCCCCCCGCGACGCCCGTTGCCGCGTGGTGTGGCTTTAGCCGCTGCCCGATATGGGCGGGGATGGTAGCGCCCCACGCTGTGCGTTGTCGCCCCACGTCCGCGGAAAATACACGTTCCCCACGCTCGTTCGCCGCTTTGAAAATATCCATCACGTCCTTGCCGCTCGCGGACTCTTGGAGAGCGGAAGCACTCTGATCAAAGTTTACAATTCGATAGGGCGAACCGCCCGTTTTCGATGGGCGAATACGCGAAGAGCCCTCCCGCTGCGACGTGAGCAAGTGCTTCCGAACGTCGTAGGGGCCGTATGTCCCAATGCCCCCTGGTCCCATGCCAAATTCCACGATTCGGGCAAGCGTCGCATTACCGCCTCGGGCACTCGACCCCGGCAACTCCACGACTACTTCATCTTCTGTGACTAGCGCGATCTGGATGGACATCTCGTAGGCGTTGCGGGTCTTCCCAAGGGCGGACGCCTTCTTTTTCCACTCGTGTACGATTATAGAAGCGACGCGCCCCATGCGTTGGCGACGGCCCTTTCCGTGAAGGCCAAAAGTACTCGCGTCAATATCGTCAATGCGAATATATGCCATTACTCGTTGTCCTGGCCCAGAAAGTCGAGCCTAGCATTGCACATGATAGGCAGGGGGGCGAAGACCTCGTCAGGGTTCTTGCGCTTGGTGAAAGTATCCCGAAACGCATGGGGGTGGTCAATCACCACAAATCGGGGGTGGGCGTAGTACGAGATTGCAAATCTAACCCCCTCGGCGGGAGCGTTCCCCGAAGCATCCCCTAGCGCCCAATCTATTTCCCCTGCCGCTGTAACCTCAAAATCTTGACCAGGGATCAAGGATAGGCCCACGTCGGTTGTCCCATCGACATTTGCTTTGTGCGCGTGGAGTACGTTTATGTCGGTTGCGCCTTGCACTAAGTCCAGAGAGCGGGTCACCACGGGTAGCTTCAAGGTCGTGATCGCCCCTGCGGCCCGCACTCTAGTCTCGCGATACAATAAAACGGAGTTGATCATCGTGAAGCGGTCGCCCCACGCGGGCAAGTGTTCTGGGAGCAACGAGATAGATACCATGCCTGTGGCATACTCGCCGTATGCGCGGAACCGCTCGGGATTCTCCGTGGCGCTTGTAACGCCCGCTTTCACACGTTGCGACGAATGATAGAAGTATCCCTTGCCTTTGCACATTGAACAATCTAAGCGTGCCTCTGCCGTGCGCGAAGCTTGCGGAACCGCGAAACTGCCATCTAAAGTAATCTCGTCGCTGCGCCTTCTGCAAGGGCATTCCTGCGCCTGCTCCCAGGTCAGATCAAGCCCTGCTTTGTATAGGAATTTGCGGAATTCTTCGGGGCGAAAATCGACACGCGGCCCTAGCTTGGTCGGTACGCGGGAAGGGAGCTGCATTAGATTGCGCCCATGTTGATAGCTTTATATTTGGCGCGGAGCGCGGGCAGTAGGGATTTTAGCTCACGCTCAAACTGCAAAACACGGGCACCGTAGCCCGCATTTGTGGCGCTAGAATTGTGTACAATCACGCCCGCTTCGAGTCCGAAACAATGATGCTCGTCCACCGTAATGTCGTATAGCCACTCCCTGCGGCCAGTCTCATTCACACTGACCACCGTGATAAACGGCTCATCGGTGACCAGGGAACAGGGGGTCAGGGGTATTCCAGGTCGCAGCTCACCCGCCGGAATGTACTCCCCGCCATACGTCCTAAAAGGATGGCTCGCGTTGCAAAGTACGTGCTCTCCAGTCGATAGATTCACCTGGAGCACGTCATCCTTGATGGTCTTTCGTGCCGAATGGCCAATGCCAACGCGAGGATGGCCAGTGTCATCGACACACGCCACCGCGAATTCAGACACATCGACGAGGCTTTTGATCGTGGGGCGCGTGCCATCAGTCAACGCAATGCGCGTGTTCTTATGCAAACAGGTTGTTCCGAGAGATTGTGAGAGACCGTCCACTCCCACATGTAGATTTGCAATGCCCGCGCCTGCAATGAGATCGCCTGCCACGTCTAAAGGCAAAAGTGCCGCCTTGTAGCCGATGGCCTGCTTGATGTCAGCGGGTAGAGTCGAAATCACGACCTCAAAATCTGTTTCTGCGGGCGCTGCGGCGCTCAATTCGAGCGTAATCGACTTGGACCCTCTGGTTTTCACCTTTGCCGTGATCCCATTCCCCGCAAGCGGGTTCGTAGAGATCACAGGCTCATACCGCAGAGAAATCACAGGGGACAATGTTGTAGTGCCCGTGGTCTCCCCGTTAGGGACAGTCACAGTCACCGCCCGAGTCTCGAACCCCGCTGTATAATCGAAGTGAAAATACCCTGGGACATAGCGTTGCGGCTGGAGTACGTCACCTGTGATCAAAGGGATCCCATGCGTAAACCGATAACTTGAGTGCAGCGACTCTTCGGACGGGATTAGGTGGATTTGACCATGCACGGGGCTAACGAGCTGCGCCCACGTCACAGGCAGCTCTGCGGGCGCAAAGCCACCAAAGCGGACTTGCATCTTATCCATCTTGAGCACAGGGCGATGGTCCAGGCGAAACGGCCAAAAGCCAGAGCGGTTAGCCTCGTAGGCGTCGTGCTGCTCGCCCGTTACCTCGAAGGGGTCAATCGTGATCCCAATATCATGCTCTAAGAACGCAACGCTGGCAGAGATAGCTTGTGAATATATAGCGTCAGGATACGCGGTGCCGTCGTCAAGCGTAAGGTCGACGCCCACAAGGAAACGATCCTTGAGCCAGGCAGGGGTCAACTCGTCGAGAATACTGGCCACGGCGCTCCCTCACATTCAGGACTCTTTCGGCTTCCGGCCTCGGCGCTTGGGGGCCGCGGCTTCTGCCTTGGGCTCTGCCTTGGGCTCTGCCTTGGGCTCTGCCTTGGGCTCTACGTGGGCGTCATCCACCAAGTACAACGATGTCCACTCCCTAAAGATGTGGAGCTGCGCACCTTCCGGCGTCGGAGACAATGCCCCATCGGATGCAATGGCGTAAGAGACACCGCCTACATTAATCTGAGCCCCAAAGTACGCACTATCGCGACATCGAACAATCATGCAGGCTCCTTCCGGTCGAGAAAATCGGGGCTTACGCGACATTCGCGCAAACCCCCTTGCGATCCTCCCGAATTACGCGATGCCAACATTTTTTAAGACACGCATCTTCGACGGAATTTTGACGACGCAGCTTAAAAACATCATGAGAAGAAAGGGCCGCGTGGTTTGGACCTCTGCTAATGGGCGACGAAGGTAGTCAAGTAAGCGGACGACCTGTAGATAATTCGGATCATGCTTGATCATGACAACGCTCGACGTACCAGGGATCACGGCGTTGATGTCCGTAAAGACATCCTCGGAGGTCCCAGGGTTTGAGTTGCTCATTTGACCAATGAATTGATGCTTACCGGCCTGGCTACCTACCGGAGAGCGGTACACTCGGAAGAAGTCGGCAGTAGCGTGCGCGTGCATGGTGATCACGGTGGACTTGCCCGCGACAATCGTGGCCTTTGCAGTTTGAACCGCAGCGCCATAACCAGCCGAATTACTGACCGGTACGATCTTATACCAGTATTCGCCTGCGTCGGCGGCGACAAAGAGAGATGCCGCATCTACAGGATTGGCGATAGACTTGACGGTGGCCGCTGCCAGGCCATGTCCGCTCGCAGCCGCGGGGGCATCCCACGAATTGAACAAGAAGGGCGCGGCCTTTACAGGCACAGACCCATACGGGGCCATGATGTTGAGCTGCTGAGCGCCGAAGGTGAAGCTCGAACCGTCACTCACCTTGAGCTGATCGTGACGCCCAAACTGGACGGTGGAGTTAATCAGGTCACCATGCACGCGGGGCTCGACATAGATGCAATCGGGGCTTCCGTAAAACGGGGCCGCGTACACATCACTAAGAGTTTCCTGCAATCGAGCAGCCGTCAAAGACGCACCGCGCATGTCAACGACAGACTTGGGCTCAGCACTGATCTGCTTAATGACACCGTCGAACCCAAGCGCGTTGGCATCTTCATCGCCGTGCCAAAGCTCCCGCTCCAACTTCGACATAAGCCGAATGGTTCCGCGCTCGGTCTCTTCGGCCAGGGCCGTAGGGTTAGGACCGACTAAAGGATTGATTGTGCTCGCGACGTCGGTAATTTGACGCATTTCGGAAAGATATTTCACCTTCAAAAATTTACGCTCATATTCCGTTTTGTTCATGGCGGGGATTCCGCCCTCTGCCATATATGGCGATAAATCGAGACCATGCTCCTTGATCACGTTGTATTCGTGGACCGTCGATCCGACCTTCACTTTGGGTATATTCTTCCAAAGAGCGATCTCGTTCATGGTGAACGTGGCGCTCGCCAAGCTGGCCTCAAGGCTCTGCGGCACCAGGGCGGACAGACTGCCCGCGCCCGAGATGCTCGCGGGGGTCTGATACCCGACATCGCCGCTCTTACGCAGCATGTCGTTGAGGCGCATTAGGTCCTGGACCGGCACCGTCTCGTTAATTCCTGGAAAATTCATGCTTAATGCTCCTTAGTGCAGTGCCAAGCTTTGGCGAACGTCGGCAATAGGCACGCCGCTCTCAATTTGAACAATCGCCTTGCGCAAGGCGTGACTGCGAGCCGTATCGGTACCTGCTTGCAGCTCAGTGAGAGCCTTCTCGATGAGATGGCGGGGGCTTTCGTCCTCGCCGGTCTCGCCGGTCTCTTGAGGCGAGGCGAGGGGCCTTGCGGGGGTTCCAAACGCTTTAGCGGCGATGGGCTTGCTCAGCGACTTTTTCACAGCCTCCACAGATTGCTCGACCTGAGCAACCGCGGTATTTTGACCGATGAGAAAATCTCGAACGGCTCGCATCTCTTCGCCAATGGCCAATAATCCCTTGGCCAACGCATCATTTTGCGTCCGAACCTCGTTCAGGAGCGCGTCAGCTCCCTTGGTCACGGCCTCGGCTACGTCTTGTGCTTCGCGGATAGCTGCGTCGATCTGCGGCTGCGGCTCGGTCTGCATGGCCTCGGCCACACCGTCGAGTGCTTTTTGCAATCGTTCAACGTCAACATCTTCGGGGGCATCAGAGCTAAAGCCCTTTGCCAGATTCATCGCTTGATCTTCTGCGACGCCGCTGGCGACCAAATGCCGGTATAGCTTCTCGTTCATGGGATAGCTCCTAGACAGCCCTATAGGGGTTTGATTCTTTTTGCAGGATGGTCCCCCGCAAAACATATTGCAACTACGGGCACACTAGATATAGTTAGCGCCCTAGATTTTGTGAGAAGTCTCGGGCGAGCTGTAAAGCACGTTGGTATCCAAGCGACGGGAACGCTTCCGAGATCATCCCTGCTAGGTGGTCAACGCTCACTCTCTTTCTTCCGCGGAGCGCCCTCGCCGCAAATGTGGATATTGCGGTATTACCCCCCATGCTCTGCGGTACCAGGGCGGACAGACTGCCCGCGCCCGCCAATTGTGGGGATTGTTGGTATCCGATGTTGCCCCCCGCGTTGAAAGCAAGCGACTTTAATACGTCGAGGCGGGCTTCTGCACAAACAGGGTGTGCAGTAATTGCAATATTTAACACCTTGGATTGGATGATCCGATCACCTTCACGCGCCTTGACCTGGCCCTCGACGCTGAAACCCAGGCGGCGATCCGTCTGGCTTTTGGCCATTGCGACCGCGGTCTCGTAGATCTCACGGGCCTTCGGCTTGTGTAGGTAAAGAACCCCCTCAATTCGAGTGGCGGGGTGGCCTTTGTGGATAGACTCGACAACCGTCTCGGGGTGGCCCAGGACGTTGTCAGGACCAGCGGCGTGCTCGTAATTAAACCAGCCTTTGCTCAACGCATAGGACCAGTCGATCCCTTTTTGCAAAAGGCGATCACCCTGCTGGTCTAATTCCTCGGTTGAGACAATGCCGCCAATGCGGCCCGTCATCGCCTCGGAGTCTGCTGCGGAACCCTTCATTACGTCGAAGGGTGCCCAAACTGCAAAAAAGTCATTATTCATCAGTCATCACCATATCACCGTCCACAATCGTCATACCAGGTGGGACCATTCGCGTGTCACACCGGCAATTAGGGTGGATGGGCCAAATTGTTGCCCGCCAATCGTTCGCAGGCTTCCCTACGTTTGTACCATTCGCCAGCAAATCTTTCACACTAAAGACAATAGGGTTATCAATGGGACCAAAGAGCCGCTGACAATGTCGGCAAGCGCCGCTCTCGTGAATCCTGGCGATTTGGCAGTCTTCGCCAAACAAATCGACGCCTTCGAGGATCACCGCGTCGTTGTATGCGCCTTGCAACTCCGTTTTTGCAATTCTCAGCCAGTTGTGCGCGTACATGCCCGTGCGGTTGGCCAGCCTAGCGGCCAGCGCCCGCGCATCCCGCGACTCGATCATCTCTCGTGCGACTTCTTCGCGGATCACGTCAAGGCGCTCTGTGCGCTTCTCGGGATCCGCTTCCGCGACAATCTTTTCCTCGTACCACTCTTCGCGGATTTTGTTTTCGAGGTCGAGGCCCATCTGCTGGCCCAACCCGCGGGCAAACTCCCCGGCGCGATTCACAGACTGCACATATCCATACGTTTCGTTTGGCGTGAGACCCGGAGGCACCTGGGGCACGATGGGCGGGCGCGTTGATGGCGGCGGGGGATCTGGTCGAGGGAAGGCCACCCACACGC